CCGGGCCTCCATGAGCCCGAGAATCCGTTGGAGGGTTTGGTTCTTCGCCAGGGCCGCCGCAGATTGCAGGAATAGCCGGGTCTCGTCCGCATTGGCGTCGGTCAGCGAGATCGCCTCAAACCAGTCAAGGAAGCTCGTCGGGATCGGGTTGCGCTGGTCAATCATCGGACTCCCCCTCGGTCGCCCTGGGCTCGTTGGCCTCGGCGGCCTCCTTCTGCTTTTCGGCTACCGCAAGGCTGGTGACCTGTTGCATCTCGGCGACCTCGCGACGACTCTGGGACTGCTCCACGGCGGCCTGACGGGTCACTGCGGCCTGCATCATCGCCTGCCCGGCCTTCGAGGCTTCCTTGGCCTGGTCGGTCTGGAATTTGGCTTCGAGCTCATCGTACTTGAAGCGCATCTCCTCCATGAACTTCCCGACCTCGGCTTGCAGAGAAGACTGCTCGCTCTGGGCCTTCATCTGAGCAGTCATCCGCTTGGTCTCCTCCTGCATCTGGGCGATCTGCATCTGGATCTGCGCCATCATCTGGGCCTGGGCCTGCTGCGCCTGCTGCTGGGCCGCCTGCTGCTGGGCCGCCTGCTGCGCCTGCTGCTGCAACAACTGTTGCGCCCGCGCCATCTCCTGTCCGCGAGGCGTGTCGATGTTGCGCGGGTCCTTGGCAATCAAGGCTGGATCGAGCACGTAATCTTCGGGGTCCCCGAGGCCCTGAACCCGGATCATCTCCCCGATAGTGAAGGCCATTCGCTCCGGGCTCACCAGGATACCCTGAAGGCCCCCGGCCATGGCCTGCTGTTGCATCCCGAAGACCATCTGGAGCCCGGCGCTCTTCTTGATCCGATCACCCGTCCCGAGGCCCACAACGATAGTGGTATCGGAACGCTCGACCCAGTTCCCGGGGTTAATCGTAGTCCACTTGTTGCGGAGCTGAACGATCTCCTCCCGCGGGTTGTACCGCATCATCAGCCCGCGGAGCTTCAAGAACATGTCCTTCACCCCGGTCTCGGCGAAGACCCGGATAAGCAGCCCGACGATCTCCTCCTTGGCCGATAACACCCGCTCCACGGCCGAGTTCATGCTCTCCTCTGGCATGATCTTGGCGATGGACTCCGCGTTAGGGTCGACCCCCGATCGCTCGGTGCGGATCTTGTCGTAGTAGGAGAGCAGGGCGCCAGCCGTCTGGTCGATAGGGATCGTCGGAACCTCCGTCACGGCGTCCGGCTGGTCCATGCGCCATACGCCACCGACCCGCACCGACAGCACGTCGTCCAGGTTCGCCCGGCCGCGAAGAACCTTCTTGCGCGGGTTGTTCTGGAGGTCGAGGTTGTCCTCCATCATCCGCAAGAGCTTGGTCTTGTGGTTCGCTACCTGCTTGAGCTTATCGAACAGGCTGTAGCCGTAGAACTTGTGGGCCGCGATGAAGGGCGTGGAGGCGCTGAACGGGTTCTCCGGGACCTCGTAGTAGTCCAGCATCTCCTCACCGTTCGGGCCGCAGAGGATGATGATGTACTGCTCCTCGTAGCCGTCACCGTCGGCGTCGAGCCGGTGATAGACCCTGTGCAGATCTACCAGGTCTTGCGTCTTGTCCGCGGTCTTGTTCTCCTCGATGTTCTCCCGCTCCACGTCCTCCCGGTAGTAACGGACCTCGTTGACGTAGGCCGCCAAAGCGGAATCGGCGCCCTTGAGCGCGTCCACCTTGTCCTCGTTGTACCCGAGGGAAAGCAGGTACGCCCGCGGCTTGACCGTCGAGTAGGCGCACCAGGAAACCTCTGAGAGGTCGATGGAGTCGTGCGAGAGGTCCACCACAAACCCATCGGGCGTGCAGTTCTCGACTACCGGGCGTCCTCGGCGACGGAACCGGCGGACCACGAGGTCGTGCAGGATCTCCGGCTCCCCGTCCACCGGGGACCCGGTCAGCGGGTCGATGACCGGGACTGGGTAGCTCTTGGTCGAGAGCACCTGGACTTCGGACCCGTCGGAGGGGGAGAGCAGATCGGCGATCTCGATCTCGGAGTACCCCGAATACTCCTCTTTCTGGTGCGTCACTCCCTCGTCCCAGTAAGTGCAGAACACCCCGGTCTTGAGCAGCAGGGCATCCTTGATGTGGTTGTAGAGCTTCAGGAAGCCCCCGCACTTCTTCATGAAGACGTGGTGGACGTAATCAGATTCCAGATCGGCCTGGCACTGGTCCTCCGGGTTGACCGGGTCGAACCGCACCACGTCCGGGGACTCGACGAAGCTCTTGATGATGGCTGGCAGGACCCACTCGATCACGTCTGACACGTCAGTCGAGACGATGGTCGAGTCGTGCGCCTCGGACGCCGCCGGCATCTCCCCGCGGTAGTAGGCGTAGGCCGCCTCCCGGTTCGAGTTCAGCGTGTCGTTGTAGTAGTCCCGGTTGACCGCGAGCTTGTGCTTCGCTGCCGCGTGGATCTGATCCTCGGTCAGCCGGGCGCCCTTGCGGGAAGGGAGCATCGACTTCGTGTTGTCCTGTGTGCTAGGCACGCTCAATACCTCTTAGGGTAGGGGAGCTCCCGGGACGACCACGAGGCCCTCGCCCGGCTGCGGGTCGCCGAGAGCGGGGTTGTGGACGACCAGGGGTCGAATACCGGGCTCTTCTGGGGCGCATCCAGGCTGCGGGCGTCAGCCAGCCGGCGCTCCCGGGCCGCCTCTGCTGCGTTGCCGCGGGGCTGGTCCTCGTCGCCAGCATGATCCCCGAACTGGTGGGACACGAAGGCCAGGACCAGGGCGTCCGCCTTATCCGGCGACCGCTTCAGGGCTTCCTGGATCTTCTCCTTCGGGGTGACCACGATCTTCCCCGACTGCTCGGCCCAGTTGTGCGCCAGAAGCTCCTGAATCAGGTCCGGGTCGTCCGGGATCGCCAACGGGCACGGGGCTGCCGGGTCAAGGGCCTCCCGGAGCTTCCAATAGGACTGGGAGCGCAGGGTCGGGAACCCGTAGGACCCGGAGGCGTCGGCCAGGTAGCCCTTGTATGACCCCACGTAGGCCATAGTGCCCTCAATGGTCGGTGACAGGGTGTCATAGACCGAGGCCCCTACTCCGTTGGCGTCCACGACGATCTGGGACTCGTCCGTCCGCCGCTTGATGATCTCCCCGGCGACCTCTGGGCCCGTGCGGGCCACGGTCGTCGGGATCTCGATCGGCGAGCAGAAGTAGGACCCGTAGCGCAGCTGGATGATAGTCGAATCGGCCCCACCGCGGGCCACATCGGCTCCAATCCCGGTCTGCCGGGCGTTGGGTGGCCGATAGGGCCTGTCCGGCCTGTGGAAGGCCGGCCGGGTATCGGTGAGGGCAACCCACCGCGCTACCGCCGAGCGCACCCAGTCGGCCGGGAAGAGCGCGTTAGGGGTATCGGTCAGCGAGACCGAGAAGTCCCCATAGAGCAGGGCCGATCGTAGGGGCTCCGGGCGCTTTTGGAGGTTGGCGATGTAGGCCGAGTCCAGGTAAGGGTTGTCGGTCGGCAGGGACGGGATGAACGTCCGTGACCGTGGGATGATGATCTCGGTGGTCCCCTTGCGCTCGCCGGCCGTGACCTCGTGCAAGAACGGCAAGGGGTCAGGCCACTCTTCCTCCCGGCCGTTGAGGGTTACAAACCAGCGCAGCTCCCCGGGCGCCGCCTTCCCAAGCCCCAGGAGGTCCCGGTACTGCGGGTCCAGCCACGGGGCGTACCGGCGGATCAACCACAGGCCGCCCATGCTGGCCTTCGACGAGGCGATGCTGGTCGAGGGGGTCGGGGGGTTGGATGTCAGCAGGACCCGGCACCGCTGACCGGGAGTGGTCGTGCGGCACCAGGTCGAGAGGTAGTCAACCACGTACTCCGAGACCTGGGTGACCTCGTCGAAGGCCAGCAGATCGTGGGGGATGCCCTGGTGCCGCTCCTCGTCACCTGGGTTGGGCACGCCCCCGAACTCGATCAGCTGGTCTTGGGCGAGCGCCACGGAGGCCGGGATTCTCCACTGCCCATCCTGCTTGTTCAACCCGTCACGGGTGCGGGCGATCCGGGCAATGTCGTCGATGAACCCCCGCAGTTGGGTCGACTCCTTGCGCACCACGAGAGACCGTTGGTGGGCCGTGAGCGCCAGACCGATGATGAGGGACGTTTTCCCCCCGCCCGCAGCCCCCCCGTAGAAGAGCTCATCCGCATCCGAGAAGTAGGCGTCCATCTGCGGACCCGGGGTTGGCGCCCACAGCCGGAACTTGCTGCTGGCGAGCGCCCGCTCGACCTCCCGGCGCTCCTCCGGGGAGAGCCGGGCCACGTCCTCCTGGGCGAGGGGGTTGATCACGGAGTCAGTTCAACCGCTTCGGGGTTGTCTTGTCGTTGAGGCCGGACAAGGCACGTAGGAAGGATAACCGTTGGGCCAGATCGCGCTCGTCCAGCACTTGGTGTTCCTCGGAGACCATCGCCGTCAGGTCCAGCGCCTTCAGATCGGGCAGGACCTTATTAAGGAGCTTCATGTGGACCGCCAGCGCCGACTGGAGCCGGGCGAGCTGTTCCTTGTCGACCGGGGCGTACTCGACCGGGCGGTAATCGGCCGGCGTGGCGTCCGGGTTGGCCCGGATGGCATCGATGTCCGGCTGCGGATAGACCGGGGCCCAACCGGAGACAATCTGACCCACCAGCTTCGTGATCTCGGCGAGCAGGGCTTCGCCATCGATGCGATCTCGGAGGTTTTGAGCTTTCATTTGGGGAGGAAGTGTAGCAGGAAATCAGGTAGTTGAGTCCAGGTTTTTATGGGTGCTCCCAGGGCATCGACCCCGCTAGTGCAGGT